ATCAAAACAAAATGGGATAAAGCAAATGCCGACGGAGAAAATATGTATATCCCACAGGGAACGGTAGAAGTTGAGCAAATGTCTATCTCTCCAAACTCCACATTAAACCCGCAACCATGGATAGACAAACTTAATGATTATTTCTATGAAGCCTGCGGAACTCCAAAAGTTATTTTAGGCGGAAGTGGAGAATTCACAGAAGCCACAGCCAAAATAGTTTATCTCGCATTTGAACAGAATGTCAGAGAAGAACAATTATTTTTAAAAGAGCAAATTGATATGCAGTTAGGTTTAGAAATTGAGTTAGAGTTCCCCGCAAGTTTAGAGAATGAACTTTTAAGCGATAATGCTAAAGATGGCGGAACTCAAACACAGCCAAACGAAACAACAGCAGGGAGCGGACAATGAAAAAAGAAATTAATAAAGACTTAATGATTTGGTATGGAATTGGAACGAGGATGCTTGTAGTCTGGGGCTTGGTTTTCTTCGGAAACGGAATAACCGGGGATTTAGATTTTATGAGTGCATTCGTCGTCGCTGGTTTATATTTCTTTGTAGAACTCGCAAAGCAATATGGAATTAATCCAACTCAAATAAATAAAAGAACATTCTTGCTATTACCATGAAAAAGAAAAAACAAAGAGTTGGCTATACCACGGAAGGAAAGAAAGCAAAGATGCCTGAGGCGACACCATTCTCAAGAACAGGATTTACAAATAAAACAAATTTATATCCTGAGGCAACAGGGAAAAAAAGAACTTCAATCGGAAAAGGAAAAACAGAAGTCTACAAAGGAAAGTTCATACTTCCTCAAAAAGAAACAGATAAATTAACTGCATTGGGAAAACCCACGCAGGAAAATATTGATAACCAAAAAATCAAAGACTTCAAAAAGAAACAACTTCTCAATAAAATTGCATTTGAAGAAAAGCCAAAAGAAAATAAGAACAAACCGGGAACTCAACCGCCGATAAATAATTCTCCACAACAAAACCCGGGACTATTTGATAAAATAAAAGCAAGCGGGCAAGGAGTTAATTTACAGGGGAAAAACGAAACAGAACAAAGAACTGCACTTGACATATCAAGAAAAAACCAAGGATTAAATCCCCTAACAGACGAGGAATGGAATAGATTTAATAATCCTCTTGAACAATTAAAAGAACATCCGTTTAAAGAATTGGGTGCAGTAGCCCCCTTAGCAATCACTACAGGGATTGGCACCGATAAAGTTTTGGGAGCAGGGATAAAATCTTTTTCAGAATGGGCGATAGGAAAACGAATCACAAACCAAGCAGTTAAAACTTTCATCAAATCAGGAGCTTTCAAATTCATAAACAAAGTAGGACTATTCGGGGGCTTGATGATTTGGTTAGCATCGGATAACATCGGGACATTAGCCTCTATGTATTCTAATAAAGTCATAAAGCAAGTCCAAAACGGCAAGATGAGTTCAGAAAAAGGTTTAGAATTAATTGATAAAGCACAGGAGAAAGTTTCTTATGCAAAAAATGTCGCGAGCATCTCTTCACTGTACCCCATTTTCTTTCCATTCAGAAAATTAATTATGTCAAACTTCAATGGATTAAATCAAACTTTTGATCTAAACAGACAAATAATTCAGCAGGCAGGAACACCCGAAGCAACAGCAAAGAGAAATCAGGAAACCGCATATTGGGATACAATCCAAAAACAAAAACTTGGGATAAGTTGAAAGGAGGATAATAACAATGGAAGAAAACAATGGGGAAGAAAATCAGGAAGCTAACGAATCATCAGAAGCAACAGCTACGGATGAAAGTGCAGGGAGTAAGTCAGAAAGCACTCCAACGATTGACGCTGCTAACCTTGCTGCTGAAAGGATGGAAAAAGCCAATGCGGAAAAGAAAGCACTATTAGACCGGGAAGAGCAATTAATGGCTAAGAAGGCTTTAGGAGGCGTTACTGACGCAGGTCAGGAAGAACCAGCTAAGAAGGAAGAAACCGACGCTGAATATACCGCCCGTGTTGAGAAGGAAGCATCTGAAGGAAAATATGATTAAGCCAAAAGAAGATTTTGAAATCATCTCTAAAGTTGAGAAATTCTGGAGAGATATTAAAGAGAAAACTGAAATGGCAATATTTAATTCAGAGAGGGATATTGAGATTAATAAGAAACTTTTAGAATTAGCAGAGGAAAGAATCAAAAATCCTAAACTCAATTAGGGCGTCGTCCCTCAGCCCCGCATGATGTTTCTCCAAGGGTGCATGAGGTATCACCTCATCTCTCTGTTCGTTGTTGAGAGTATAACTTCATCGCAATAGCAAAGGTTTTTAAACTGAAATATATTATTTTTTTCATGGCAAACGAAGCAGTCCTAAGACTTGAAACCCACAAAGCAATTAATTTTAAAGCGGCTTCGGGGACTGGGATTGAAAAAGGGGCGATTCTAAAACTTACAGACCCAATGACTGCAATCATAACTTCTGGGGCAAATGATGCCTTCGCAGGAATTGCACAATCAGAAAAACTTTCAAGTGGAACATCAGTAGCAGTCTTTAGGGAAGGATTATTTGAGATGACTTCCGCAGCTGCAATAGCTGTCGGGGATGCAGTAACGACATCAGCAACAGTAAATAAGATTCAAACAGCAACGGCCTTAAGTGTTGCATCAGCAATAATCGGCGTTGCATTGGAAGCAACAACCGGGGCAGACCAAACATTAATCGTTGAAGTCAGACCCGGATTCAACAATAAAGCTTACGTTTAAAAATAAAATAAAATGGTAGACACATCAGGACAAGCATTAATTCGCGGAATAAACATAGACAAAGTTGCGAAGAACTATGAAGACGAAGCTCTAATTTTCAAAGGATTAGTCAGAGTAACTAAAACAAGCGCAAGAGAATGCAGATGGTATCAAAAATCTTCAGGATTTCTAACTCTTTCTACACCGGCTCAAATATCACCTATTGCGGAAGGGGCGGTCCCTTTCGTTTTAGAACAATCATGGACAAGAAACACCTCATATGTTAAGAAGTATCTCCTTGACTCTCCGATGATCAACATGGAAGATGAATCAGATTCCGAAGTTAAAGTTTTCCTTGATAATCTCAAAGATTTGGTTTCAGCCGTCGCCTATGATGTTGATAGCGATATATGGGATGTAGCAAGTGAATCCCAAAGCCCAACAAATATTAATTCAGTTACAACTACTGCCGCTTGGGATGCAGCAAGCGGACAAAATCCCTACGAGGATATTATGGAAGCTAAGAAATTAATCCGACAGCAAACGAAAAGAAAATTAAGGAATGGATATTTATTGGTTTCAGCGAAGGGAGAAAAAGATTTAATGGTTTGGTTAGTAACGACAAAAGGCACAAATGCTACTGGAAGTGTTGGGACAAAAGATGGGTCGCTCTCAACAATAGCGGGATTAAGAGTTATTGTTTCAGAAAATGTTACCGCGGATTATGCATTAGTTGGAGATTTAAAAGAGTCCGTAGAATATAAACAATTTGTTCCACTGAAAACAGCAATCATAACAGAGGAATTAGTCGGAAGGAAAATCAGGGTTGTTGAGGAAGGAATCACAATTTTAGAGAAACCAAAATTTAACGCACTAATCTCAAACACAGAGGCATAAAGATGACAAAGGAAACAATTCAAAAACTCATAAAACATTTTAAGAATGTTGCAGAAGGAAATCTCAAAACTGGAAATCCAACAAAAGACGCTCTAATAGTTTCAGACGCTAAAATCAATTTAAAGAAAATTCTTGAAAAACATCCTGAAGTAGAAGAGATAAAAGCCACAGAAAATAAATCTAAGGGAAAGAAGTAAATGGCTGCCGGAGATGTTACCGCCCAATTAATTGAGAATGCTACAACTACGACAGTGGATAGTGCTGTGACGGCCTTGAGGGTTACAGCTAACGATAAGTGGCTTATGACTTCTATGAATAACGGACAGGATATTTTAGTAGTTCATATTGAGGAGGCATAAAGATGGCCGTCGGAGATGTGAGCGTGAAGTTAAACAACGCACTACCGAAGAGAAGTGCGAGGTTTGATGGGGTTAATGATTATATTGATGTTGGAAACTTTCAGGCTTTCAATGGGGCAACTGAAATAAGTGTTTCAGCATGGATAAAAGTTATGGATTTAGATAATGACGGGACAATTATGAACACGGATGTTTTTGGCGGGGGTGCGCAATTCTTATTCTATTATGATACTGTAGGTTCAATAACGGGAAGAACACATATAATTAGTCTTATCCTCAACGATGTTAATGGAAATGTAAGAATAGAGGGGGCTACAAATTCTCTAAATGACTCTCAGTGGCACATGGTCACAATGACTTTTAAATCAGGAAGTTCAACAGGATTAAGGATGTATATTGATGCTGTGGAAGACCCAAATAGCCCGGTTGATGCCTCGGGAACAGGCGCACTGAAAACCGTTTTAACGAATATGGCTCTCGGTTCAGCATCAGGAGGAGGTGCCAAGTTCATTAATGGTTCAATAGCAGACGTCAGAATTTACAACAAAGCTTTATCAGCGTCAGAGATTACAGATTTATACGCAGGAAAGAATATCATAGATGGGTTAATCTCAAATTGGAAATTAGATTTTGATTACACAGACAGCGTTGGTTCAAACACAGGAACGAACTATGGAAGTCAACTCGGAGCAGTTGATGGAGTAGTCGGAAAGGCGGTCGCCGACGCCAGAGTTTCAGCCAACGATAAATATATGATTTCCATAATAAATGATAAAGTTCTGACCACACAGATAGAGGAAGCATGACAAACCCAAACGCAGGAACATCAGGCACAAAAGAGATCAATAAAGACTATCCTGAAACCTCAGGTTTAGGCGCGGATGATAAACATATAGGCAGACAAATAAACCTCGTCGCTGTTGGAATAGACGGAATAAAAACCACAGTCTCATCCAAAGAAGACGTCTTTTTATAACAACCGAAAGGTTTATATAGTTAGTTAGTTACTCTTTTGTATGTTAAAAACATTCTGTGATTTATGTAAAAGAGAAATAGTTAAAGTAGATGAAAGGTTAAACACGCATGTAGATGAATATGGAATACTCCTAGATTATTGTAAAAAATGTTCTAAAAAGGCGGATAGGATTTCTAAAAAATATCTCCTAAAGCAGAAAAAATTAGCGATTGAACGAAATAATGAACTAAAAAGCATTCCAACTAAGAGGAGGTTTTGCAAAATAAGATGGTAAAAACATTTAAGGAAAAAAAGATTAGAGAATTTTTGGAATTAATAAAAGAAGAAGTTGGAATAATCGCAATGAGAAACGGCATCATCTTTCCGAATGGTTGCGAACTTATCAACAAAAAGATAAACGAACTGGCGGAGGAAAAACTATGGTAAAAGATATATTAATCCACATTGACGACGACCTGTTCAAAAAATTAAATTCCATAAAACAGCGTCGGGGGATGACTTGGGAAGAAGTCCTAATCCACGCGCTTAAAATTCTATCATGAAATTTTTAAAGAAAATCAAAGAAGTCAATGTCCTAAAACTTGGGAAGAAAGATAAATTAATTGTCACAATAGACTCTGATGATTACAGAATAATCCACAAAGTTCTGAAAGATTTTGAAACTCTCCTTTATGACGACAAGAAAAAAGTCATCTGCATCCCACCATCCATCAAATTAGAAGTATTGAAAGGAGGCAAAGAGCGAGAAAACTAAAAAATGGAAAATAAAAATATAAAGATTTTAGATTTTGAAGATAAGAAAACCAAGTCAGACCTAAGATATACAAGATTCAAAACATCAGACGGATGGATGTCAT